GCACCCCGCCCGCCCCGCCGGCCGTGAAGCTCGACGGCCCGTACGACGAGGCCCGCGGGACGCGGCTGATCGAGAACCTTCGAGCCGAGCTGGCCGCCGAGAAGGCGAAGCGCCAGGCCGCGCCGGGCGACGACGTGAAGGCCCAGATCGACGCCCTCGCGGCCGAGCTGGCGCAGACCCGCGCCGCCGCGCTCGAAGCCTCGAAAAAGGCCGCCATCGCCGAGGCGAAGGTCCCGGCGCACCTGACGGGCTACGTCACCGGCTCGACGGCCGAGGAGATCGCCGCGAGTGCCGCGAAGGTCGCCGCCGACTTCGCCGCGGGTCAGCCCCCGGCCGAGGACCCGCTTCCGGGTCTGCCGAGGCCGGCGCTCACCCCGGGCCGCGCGCCGAACGACGCGACCCCCGCTTTCGACCCCGTCGCGACCGCCCGAGCGGCGCGCGGTTACTGACCCCTGAGAGGTAGCAATGCCGCACAGTTTCGTAATCCCCGAGCAGGTGCTTTCCACCGCGATCGCGCTGGTTCGCGATGATCTGATGCTCGCCGCGACCGTGAACCGCGATTACGAAGACGCCTTCGGCGGTGGCAAGGGCACCGTCGTGAACGTCCGGACCCCCAACACCCTGAAGGCCCGCCGCCGGGCGATGACCGCCGACGGTACCGCGATCGTGACCGACACGATCAGCGAGTCGACCGTCCCGGTCGAGATGACCCAGCACGTCTACAGCGCGGTTGACGTGTCCGACCTTCAGATGCGGATGGACATCGCCAACTTCACCCGGCAGGTCACCGTTCCGCAGGTCCGCGGCATCGTCGAGGACCTGGAAAACCTCGTGACCGAGACCATGCAGGCCGTCCCCGAGACCCTGACCATCACGTACGACCCGGCGAAGCCGCAGCTCACCTTCACCAAGGCCCGAAAGGCGCTGCGGGACCTGGGCTTGCCGAGCGACGGCCTGTGGGCCGCCGTCGGTACTGGCGTGTACGCCGAGCTGGTCGACGCGAGCGCCCTCACCGACGTGTCGCAGTCGGGGTCGACCGAGGCTCTTCGTAACGCCAACGTCGGCCGGGTCCGTGGCTTCATGACCATGGAAAACAACAGGCTCGAAGACGACGAGATCATCTTCTACGGCCGCGATGCCTTCACTCTGGCGATCCGCGCCCCGTTCCCGCCGGACGGTGCCGCCTTCTCGGCGTCCGAGTCTGCGAACGGCTTCGCACTGACCTGGGTCAAGGACTACGACTCGAACGTCCTGAAGGACCGGTCGATCTTCCAGACCTACGCCGGGTGCAAGGCCATGCCGGTCAAGCGCCTCGCCAAGGACGGCTCAACCTCGCTGGTCACCCCGGCGATTCGGGTCCTGACCTCGACCGTCCCGGCCTGATCGGAGTACCCCCGTGAGCCTGCCCCCGCTCGCCCCGGTCGCTGAGTTGGAGCGGCGGCTAGGGCTGGCCCCGGGCACGCTGGCCGGTACCGACCTCGTCCGGGCGGGGGTGGCACTCGAAGACGCGAGCGCCCTCGTCCGCGCCGAGGCCGGTACCGACTGGGTCGCCGAGGACGGCGTCACGATCACGGCCCCGCCCGTGGTCGCCACCGTCGTCCTCGCGGCGGCCCTGCGTGCCTACCGCAACCCCGACGGCTACTCGGGCGAGTCCGTCGGCGACTACGCCTACCAGTACGCCCGCGAGGCGACGTCGATGTACCTCACTGCCGCGGAAGTGACGATCGTCCAGCGGGCCGCCGGCAAGCTAGCCGGCTCGGGCGTTTACACAGTCCGTACGCCGTCGGCGTACGCCGGCCCGCCGGCTGCGGACCCGTTCCCGGCGGTGACGGCGTGAGATTCCCCGACCCCGTGACCGTGCTGCGCCAGACGACCGCCGACGCCTACGGCAACCCAGGGTCAGGCCCTCACGTGCCGGTCGGCGAGGCGGCCGGATTCCTGACTGGCGACGCGGTCTTCCTGCCTGCCGGTGCGGACGTACAACGCGGCGACCGGCTGGCGATCCGCGCCGACACGTACGATGTCGAGGGCGACCCTCGCCGGCTGCGGTCGCCGTCGCGCGAGGTCATGACCCGGGTGTCGGTCCGGCTGCGACGGAGGTAACCATGGCAAACGCCCGTATCCGGCTCGATCACAAGGGCATTGCCGAGATTCTGAAGTCGGCAGGGTTCGCCGCCGCCATGGCGGAGAAAGCCGAGGAGGTCGCAGCACACGTACACGCCCATCACTCGATCCGGCGGCACGGAATGCCAGTCGAGACCGGCCCCTTCGAGACCGACCGCGCGACACAGTCGGTCACCATCGCGCACCCCGGCGGCCTCGGCGTACAAGGGAAGTACGGCGTCCTGACGCAGGCCGCGACCGCCGCCGGCCTCGAAGTGACAGCCGAGACCGAGCGGGCGAAGATGCGCAAGCGCGCCGAGACCCGCCGCCAGCGCCAGAGCGAGACGGCAGAACAGCGCGAGCGCCGTCTAGCAGTCGCCCGGCACCGCCGCGAGCTGGCCCGGCTGCGCCAGCGGGATCGGTGGTCGTTGTGACCCGCGCTCCGATCCGCTTCGCCGACCCGCGCGCCGCAACGCTGGCCGTACTGCGGGCCCTGCGCCCGGACGTGCGCTTCGGGACGTTGCGCCTCGAAGACTTCCCCGAGGGCGACGTCCCGGCCCTGCCGTACGGCCTGGTCGCATCGGACGGTCTCTTCGTCCGGCTGCGCGCGACCGCGACCGCCTCGGTCCGCGTGGCCGTCTGGGCCGAGGAGGACGCCGCCGGTTACGACCTCGCCGACGAGCTACACGCCACGCTCCTCGCGTACGAGGGCGGCCCGAACCTCTTCGGCTTCCTGGCGCAGACCGGCCCCCTCCCCACGGACGACCCGGACACGGGACGGCCGATGACCTACTTCACCGTTCGCGCCCGGCTGCGCCCGCGCGAGTAAGGAGAGCGCCATGGCTGGCGACAGCACGAACGTCAATCAGTGGACGGACGCGGACGTTTACACGGCCGACCCGAACACCGCCGGACCGACCGACCTCACGACCGCATGGGGCGCGGGCTGGTCCGCCGCCGGCCTCCTCGACGGCGACGAGGGCTTCACCGAGGAGCGCGAAGGCGACACTAACGAAAAGTACGCCTGGGGCGGAAAGCTCGTGAAGGTCGTCAAGTCGAAGCACAAGCGGACGATCAGCTTCGTTGCGATGGAAGACAACCCCGTTGTCTTCGAGCTGGTCAACCCCGGTAGTACGCGCACGACCGACGGCGTCACCGGCATCACGACCGCAACCGTGAAGGTCCCGCAGACCGTCGAGATCGGTATCGGGTTCGAGGTCCGCGAGGGTACGAAGGTGAAGCGCCGGATCGTGAAGCGCGCGGTCGCCGAGGTCGACGGCGAGACGAAGGAAAGCGAGACCGAGCCGACCGTCTACACGATCAAGGTCACGATCTACCCCGAGGCCGACGGCACTCTCTACACCGAAATTTCCGGCGACACCGCGCCGTGATGCACTGAACGATCAGCACTACTCGGGCCCCGGGACCGCCGCGCGGACGGTCTCGGGGCCCTCCCTTTCCGCGCCATCCGCGCCGCACTCCCGAAGGAGCCCCCCAATGTCTGGTACCCGTCCGTCCCCGGCCCGCGCCGCTCGCGCCGAGGCCGCCGGCAAGGTCGCACAGTTCGTGTTCGACGGCGAGACCTACACCATTGCCCCCTCGGCGGACTGGGACCTCGACGTTCTCGACCGCTTCGAAGACGGCCGCGTCCTGGGCGCGGTGACCCTGGTCCTCGGCCCCGAGCAGATGAAGCGCTTCCGCTCGAAGCCGCGCACGATCGGCGACCTGAACGCCCTCTTCGACGAGGCCCAGCGGGCCGCAGGGATCGCGGGAAACTAATCGCGCTCGCCCGGGTCCTTGCCCAGCACTACGCCGCCGTAGAGGCCGATCTTCAGCGCTTCTACGGCGTCGCCCTCGGGGACCTGTGGACGGGCGCGCTCTCGCTGCGCCGACTGTGCGCGCTGGTCTCGAACCTGCCGCCCGGCTCGGCGACCTGGGCCGCCGAGAGCGGCCTTCCTGTCGGCACGACGCCGGCAGACGTCCTCCTCGCCGACGTCTATCACGCGCTTACCGGCCAGCCGCATCCTCTGCGCCCGAAGCCCTCGGCCGAGGCCGAGAAGGCCGCCGCGGTGACCCGTCACGAACACCTCGCCGCGCGGCTGCGTGCCCAGCGCGCCCGGCTGGCCCAGCACCGAGAGGAGGCCCCGCATGTCGAACGTGGGTTACGCGACGTTGCAGGTAATGCCGTCGCTGAAGAACCTTCACCGGCACCTGACGCGGGAAGCCACCCCCGCACTCAATAAGTGGGCGAAGGAGGCCGGCGCAGCGATCGGCGACACGATCGCCGCCGAGACGTCCGCCGGTCTGTCCCGCTCGATCAGCGACGCGATTCGCGAGGGCGGCGAGGACGGGGCCGCGCGCGTAACGATCGTCGTCGCCGACCAGGCGGCCGAGGGTGCCCGCCGGGGCGTCCGTGACGGTCTCGCCGACGGTGCCGAGGAGGGCACCCGCCGGATGCGGACCCGCCTCCTCGGCGCGGTTCGCGACGCGATGCGCGGTGGCTTCCGGCTGGGCTTCCGCGAGATGTTCGCCGGCTCGCAGTCACAAGGCGACCGGATGCGTCGGTCGCTGGGTCTGGGCATCGCCGCAGGCTTTATCGAGGGTGGGCGGGACGGTTTCCGGGCGCTCTCTGCGGGCGTCCGAAGCTTCATCTCTAACGCGAATGACGCGCTCGCCGGAATGGCGAAGACCGCGCTTGCTGGTGTCACGACCGTACTTCAGGGAGCAGGCACGACCGTAGCAACGGGCGGTTTGAATCTCCTCCTCGGTGCACTCCTCGCGGTCGCCGCTGCGATTCCCATCGTGGCAACCGGATTCGTCGCTCTCGCCCCGGCCGTGCTCTTGGCTGGCGGTCTCTTCGGGTCGTTCTTTACGGTCCTGGCCGGCGGTACCGCGTCGATCGGTGTAACCACCCTCGCCTTCCGCGGCCTGGGCGACGCCTTCTCCGAAGTGATGGAAAAGGGAAAGGCAACGGATGAGACGCTGAAGCGGCTGTCGCCGAACGCTCGGAAGTTCGTCAAGGCGTTTCAGGGACTACGAAAGCCGCTGTCTGATCTGCGTAAGTTCGTGCAGGACAAAGTCTTTGCCGGCCTCGACGCCACCCTGAAGCGATTCGCTACGCGGTGGCTCCCCGCCCTAAAGCCGATGCTCGGCGATCTCGGTACCCGCTTTAACCGCTTCGGCAAGACGGTCCTAAACGCGCTCTCGCGGCCCGAGTTCATCAAGAACACCCAGGCCGCCGTAAAGGGCTTCGGTGACTTCCTCGACCGATTGGGGAAGGGCCTTGATCCTCTGATCGGGGCCTTCGGCAAGCTGGCGAAGGCGAGTGTTCCCTTCCTCGCTGCGCTCGGCGACGGCCTAGGCCGCACGTTCGAGAAGTTCGCCGCGTGGATCGCGCAGGCCGAGAAGTCCGGCGCGCTGGCGCAGTTCATGAAGGATGCCGCGCAAGCCCTGAAGGATATTTGGGCGATCGGCGGCCTCGTGATCGGCATCGGTAAGGAGCTGATCAACACCTTCTTCCCGTCCTCGAAGAAGGCGTCGGACTCATTCCTCGGCGGCGTGCGCGGCGCACTAAAGAGTGTGCGCGACTGGCTGGCGAACCCGGAGAACAAACAGAAGATCCAAGAGTTTATGGATAAGCTCGGCGAGCTAATCAGCAAGATCCAAAACGAATGGATTCCGCGCATTGCCGGGTGGGCAGGCAAAGTCGACGAATGGGTCCGAAAGGTCGAAGGCTGGGGCGCGACGCTGTCCGCGTGGAAGGACCGGGTCACCGGCATTTTCAACGCCGTAGCCGCGGTGGTCGGCCTGAAGATCGCCGCGATCCGTGGGTTTCTCAACTCGATAGAGATCACGGCGGCGCGGGTTATCGCTTTCTTCCTGCGGATGCGTGCGGGGGCCATGGCGCAGCTCGACCGCCTGGTCTCGGCTGCGCGAGACATTCCCCGGCGCATCCTCGGCGCACTGGCGGGCCTGCCCGGCCAGATGTTCAGTATCGGCGCGTCGATTGTGAGCGGCATGGTCCGCGGAATGCTCTCGCGCGTCGGCAACATCAGCGCGGCGGGTAGTCAGCTCGGTGCGGCGGCGATGAACGCCGCGAGACGGGCCCTCGACATCAACTCCCCGAGCCGAGTCTTTATGGAGATCGGCCGGTACACCGCCGACGGCATGGCCCTGGGCATCACCCAGGGCACCGGACGGGTGACGAAGGCAGTCGCCGACATGACCGCCGCGCCCGAGGCCCCGGCGAGCCGAACCACCGGCGGCACGACCGCCGCCGCGGGCGGCCCGTTGATCGGGAATCTCACGCTGGCCCCGTCTCGCGAGAGCGCACGCGATCAGCTCGAAGAAGTGACGTTCGCGCTGCGGCGCATCCGGCGAGGGGGCGTGTATGCGTGACGGAGAGTGGACGCTGAGCCTCCCAGGGGCCGAGGTCACCTGGGGGCCGGCGGACCTACCCATCGTCAACATGGCCGCTCCCGACCTCGGCGACGTCGGGATTACCGACGACGACACCGACCGCCCCCGGGAGGACGGCCGCGCCTTCGGCCAGGACTTCCGGGGCGGACGAACGATAACGGTCGAGCTGGGCGTCTTCGGCGACAGCGAGGCCGAGGCCCGAGCCACGCTCGCCGGTCTCGCGACGGCCTGGCGCGGCGACGCGGTCCGGCACACGCCCGGCGCGGTCGCCGAACTGCGCATGAGGCACGCCGGCCGCGAGCGGGTCGTTTACGGGCGGCCCCGACGCTTCGCCTCTGACGAGACCGAGATTCACGAGGGCGTGGCCGAGGTCGTCGCCGACTTCGCGGCGGTCGACGACGTCTTCTATGCCCCCGACGAGGACTCACGAACGGTCACGCTCGCCCCGCCGACTGGCGGCGGCCTGGTAGCACCCCTCGCCGCGCCACTGACGACCACCGCCACATCCGACCGCTCGGCGGGAATCACGGTCGGCGGCGAGCTGGGCGCGTGGCCGGTCCTGACGATTTACGGCCCGGTCACGAACCCGGTCGTCGAGGTCGTCGGTCAGTGGCGCTTCGAGCTGCGTACGACGCTCGCCTATGACCGCTCGGTCACGGTCGACACCCGCCCGTGGGCCCGCGTGATCCTCCTCGACGGCGGCGGGTCGCTGGCCGGCGCGGTGACGCGCAGCTCGCCTCGCCTCGCCGCGATGGCGCTCCCACCCGGCCCGTACGAGCTGGCCTTCCGAGGGATCGACGAGACCGGCACTTCTTACCTCCGCTTCGCCTGGCGCGAGGCGTACCCGACCCCGTAGGAGCGTGTAAACGATGGCGTTCGACCCTGTCCCGTGGTTCGTGGGCGGTGGTGCCGAGCACTCCCCCGAGGTCGCCCGGATGGTCGCCTATACGGCCTTCCGCGGCAACGAAGGCACGATGGGCCCGGCCGACCTGGGCGTGAGGGCTCTCGCGGTGCCGGGTACGTCGGTCCGGGTCATGCCGGGGGCGTGCTCGATCCTGTCTCGCGCGACCGGTGGGACCTATCAGGCGTACGCGGCCCGAATGCCGGCCGAGACCGTCGTCCCGATCGCCGCGACCGGCTCGGGGGGCGGGCGTTCGGATTTGGTGGTCGCTCGCGTCGAGGACCCCTTCATGCCGGGCGAGCCGTGGGCCGAGCCCCCGGACGTCGCCGCCGGACCCTACGTCTTCGCCCGCGTGATCTCGGGTGTCCCGTCCGGGACGACGTCCGTCGCCGCGCTGGGCCTCGGATACAGCGCGATTGCACTCGCCCGCATCGACCTACCGGCGAATACCGGCACCGTCACGCAGGCGATGATCGTCGACCTTCGGCAAGTCGCCAACCCCCGCCGAGACCGGTCGCTGATCGTGTCGTCGCCGTCTGGCATCACGAGCCTAACGACGTCGACATACGTCAATTTTCCTGACGCAGCCGTGAAGCCGGTCGCGGTGCCGAGCTGGGCGACCCACGCGCGCATCGTGCAGAACGTCGCCGGAACACTGGCGTTCGGCGACAAGGTCAACGGGGCGAGCAGGGTCAAGCTGGGGACGGTCACCGGGCAGGACACCAACTACGACACCAACGGCGCAGTTGGTGGCGATGCTCTCGACCGGCCGCTACTGACCGCCGACACTCTGGCGATTCCGTCGGCGATGCGCGGGACCACTCAGAACGTATCGATTCAAACCCGCGTGACCTACCGGGGCGCATCAGGTACAGGCGAGCTGCGGGCGAACACTGCGACCACGATCGTGACCGATGTCGAGTTTTTCGAGGCCCCCGAGTGACGACCTGGCGGTACATCGCGCAGCGCGCCGTAACGAAAGAGTGGCTTCACTGGGACGTACCGCTAACCCTCGACGATCTGTCGTGGGCGCTATCCGGCCCCGGGTCGCTTCGCGGCACAGTGACGCCGGACGTCGGGCAGCTTCGAGGTGCCGACGGGCTTCCGCTATTCGACGAGTGGGGCACATTCCTGTTTGCCGAGGCAGACGGCGAAATCCGGTGGGGCGGAATCATCATCCGCTCGCACTTCACCGGCCCGGACTGGCAAATCGAGGCGGCGGGCTTCAGTGCCTACCCGCATGGCCTGCCCTACGGCGGTGCGGTGTCGACGACCTCGATCGATCCGGCCGACGCTATCCGCGAGATATGGCGGTACGTACAGGAGAACGAAGACGGGGACCTCGGCGTAGTCATCGACCCGACGACTACGCCGATCCGCCTCGGAAAGCCCGGCGAGCCCTACGCGATCAATTGGTGGGAGGCGACCGACTGCGGCGGCGAGATTGACGCTCTGGCCCGTGAGACTCCCATCGATTACGCCGAAGAGCACTACTGGGACGGCGAGGAAATCGCCCACCGGCTACGGCTCGGCTACCCGCGGCTCGGTCGGAGGCGCGACGACCTGGCGTTTGAGCAGGGCGTGAACGTAGTCGAGGTCGTAGAGGTCGACCGCGACGGCGGCGAGTTCGCGAACGCGATCCACGCGCTCGGGTCCGGCGAGGGCCGGAAAGCCGTCGTTACCGACATCGCCGAGCGGGACGGCCGGCTTCGTCGCACGTTCGTCTACACGGACAAGAGCGTGACGACACGAGAGCGCCTGACCGCGTTCGCTCGCGCCGAGCTGGCCGCCCGCCGCAACGTCGCCGAGATCGCCTCGGTCGAGGTCGTCAACCACCCTCACGCCCCGATCGGGTCCTGGGCGTTGGGCGACGACGTTCTGATCCGTGCGTCCCTGCCCTGGCTGGGCGATGTCGCGATCTGGCACCGCATCACCGGATGGTCCCTGGTCAGCGACGACCGGGCCGTCCTCGATCTGCGTCGAAGTGACGCCTTTACTTATGGGGGAGCCGTTGCCTAGCTCGGACACGTTGGCCCGCGAGATCGCCGACATGCGCCGCCGGTTGACTGCGTTGGAGCGCACCGCCCGTCTCCCCCGATCCTCGATCGACGGTGGCGCGTTGACTGTCACCGACACCGACGGAACGCCGGTCCTGACCGTCGGCGCGCAGGATGACGGGTCGTATGCGGTAACCGGCGCTAACGGGGGTCAGGTCGTGGCGACCGCGCTCGACCTGCCCGCGGGGTCGATCACTGAGACGGAAATCGCGAACGACTCAATCAGTACGCCGAAGCTGCGAGCGAACGCGGTCACAACCGACAAGATCGAGGCTGGGGCCATCACGGCCGACAAGATATCGGCGGACGCAATCGACGGTAGGACCATCACGGGTGTCGAGATCGTCGGCGGCAGCATCACGGCCGGCGGGGCCGGGCAGACCGTACTACTCGACGACGACGGCGTAGGCGTGACCGGCTCGGGCGGGCGGTACGCAACCCTGAGTCAGACGGCGCTTAACCTGAACGCCGGCAACCCCGACGGTCATTCCTTCAGCAACGAAGCGAAGTTGTTTGCCGAGATCATCAACTCCAACGGGATCGACAAGGCAATCCTTCGCCTGATCTCGCCGTCGGTCGACGGCTGGCCCGCCGTACCTGGCTCGCGCATCTCGGGCGTCAACCTGTACGGCTCCGACGCCGCAGGCGGTTTGCCGTACGTGGCACTGATCGGCGACCGGACAGAGGTACTGGGAAAGCTGTCGGTGAACGGCGACGCCACCTTCGCAAACGGCAAGCTCGGGGCGCAATGGCCGACGGCCGAGGTCACCTCGCCGGTCACGCCGACGTCGACCACGTTTGTCGACTTGCCCGGGGCGACGATCCCCGTCACCACGACGCGCCCCGGGGCGCGGTACCTGGCACTGTGGACGCTCGACGGCGACCTGACGGCGACCGGTGCGGCGACTGTCCCCGTGCGGTGCATGGTCGGGGCGACCGCGCTAGGCCGTCAGGCGATCATCAACTTCAGCAACGTTGCGGTAGGCGCGCGGGCGACGCCGGCCCAGTTCATGCCCGGGGTCCTGGCCACCGCGGGTGACCACGTCTTCAAGCTTCAGGCCGCGCGGGCGTCCGGTACGGGCACTGTGCGGATCAACGCGGTGCACACGGCGTTGACCGTGATCATCTTCGAGTAACCGCGCCGCAGAAAAGGCGATCCCAGCTTCACGGGGTCGCCCTTCCTTGTGCCGAAAGGAGGCCGTGTGACCACAGCACCGAAGAACCTACTCGCCGTGCGGTCGTTGCTACTGACCCACCTCAACACCGACAAGGCCAACGCGCGGGCTGCGGACCTCGAACCGGTAGAAGTCGGCATCGTCGGCGACCCGGCGCACCGGGGCGGTTATCACTGCGGGCGCGACCGCGTCGTTACGGGTGACTATTCGGTGGTTGAGTCCCGCCGGGACGCCGACGGGCTGAGCGATTTCGCCTCGGCCCTCGATATCGGGCAGTTCAGCTACCGCGACGCGCTGGGCCGGACTCATAACCTCCACACCTTTTCCGTATGGCTGGTCGAGCAGTGCCGCGCAGGCTTCGCCGATACCCGCGATATTCGCGAGATCATCTATTCGCCGGACGGGAAGACCGTCAAGCGCTGGGATCGCCTCGGAAAGCGAACCTCGGGCGACTCTTCCCACCTCTGGCACACGCACATTTCGTTCTTCCGCGACGCGACGAAGTCCGGCCGCGACCTGAGCGGCGTCTTCCGCCGTTACCTAATCTTCATCGGTGCCATTAAGGAGGCCCCCGACTTGGACGCCACCGAGAAGCGCCAGCTCGCCGAGCTGCACGCCGCCCTCCCGCAGATTCGCGCCGTCCACGCCGCGCTGACCCGTCTGCACGGCGCAGAGCCGATCGGACAGGTCTACTTGCGTATTGCCGAGGGCGTCGACCACGCCCAGGGCGCGACGCCGGTCAGCCACCCGACCCTCCGCAGCATCGGCGCGCAGCTCGCCGAGGTGAAGGCCACACTCGCCCGCCCGACCGTCGCGGTCGACGCCGCCCAGGTCGCCGCCGCGCTCGCGGCCGACACGGGCTTCCGCGCCGCGCTCGCTTCGGCCGTCGCGGATGAGCACGCTCGCCGACTCGCCGAGTAAGGACACCACCGCCCATGCCGACGACCATCACGACGACCGCCGAGGGCCCGCCGCCGGACGGCACGGCGTCCATGCTGATCATCCTCGCCCGGCTTGAAGGCAAGCTCGACGTAGTCGCCGCCCAGCACGGCGCGAAGCTCGACGAACACTCCCGCAGGCTCGCCGACGTCGAGTTCCGCCTTCGCGCCGAGGAGGCCCGCCCGGCGACCGCGCCCGAGGTCGACGCCCGTCTTCGGGCGGTCGAGTCCCGCCCGGTCGTCACGCCCCGCGCCGTCTGGGCCGCCGTCGGCACGGTGGGCGCGCTCGCCATCGGCGCGGCGGGCGTCGTGATCAAC